GCGGAACAATCGGGAATGGACCTGGAAACGCTTGAAATTGGTCTGCGTCGAATGCAGAAGGTGATCGGCGGCGCGGCCGACGGCTCTGACTCGGCCGGCGATGCCCTTGGCAGGCTTGGATTGAGTATCGCAAATCTTCAGGGCCTGGCTCCCGAGCAACAATTCTCTTTCATTGCCGATCGGATCAGCCGGATCCAGGACCCGGCATTGCGGGCGTCGGCGGCCATGGAACTATTCGGCCAGTCGGGCACGCAGTTGCTCCCGATGATGCAGGATGGGGCCAAAGGCATCGAGCAATTGCGGGAACAGGCCAGGTCGCTTGGATTGACCGTCTCGACAGAAGCGGCCAAAGACGCCGCGGTATTGAATGATACGCTCAACATGTTGTGGCGGACGGTGAAGCAAGGCGTTTTTGCCATTGGTTCGGCCTTGGCACCATCGGTGACCCAACTGGCGGCATCGCTCACCAAAGTCGTTGTGTCCGCAGTCAACTGGATCAAACAAAACAAGACATTGGTGGTTACCATTGCCAAGGTCGCGGTGGCGGTCGTTGCGGCCGGCGTGGGGCTGATCGCTTTGGGTTTTGCAGTGTCTGCTATCGCGTCTGTCATCGGGGCCTTGCTGACCATTGCAAGCGGCGTCGCTGCCGTATTCGGGGCCATCGGCACGGTGTTGGGGGTTTTGCTTTCGCCGATCGGCCTGGTGGTGGGGGCAATTGGCGGACTTGGAGTCGCCCTGCTCAAAACCAGCGGTCTTGGAAGCAAGGCCATATCCTGGCTGAAAGATACCTTCACGTCATTGTCGGATACAGCCTCAAAGACGATCGGGGGCATCATTGACGCCCTGAAGTCGGGGAATCTATCGCAGGCGGCAAACATCCTGTGGCTGGGCCTCAAGCTGGCATGGCAACAGGGGGTAGCGGCTCTTCAGAAAGTCTGGTTTGATGCAAAAAAGAAGTTCATGACCGTCGCCCACGAAATGTGGTATGGGGCACTTGCGGCAGCCGAGAATGGATTTCATTCGCTGGAAGTCGCATGGATTGAAACGACAGCATTTCTGTCCACCACATGGACGAACTTTACAGCCGGTTTCAAGAAGGCCTGGAACACGGCGGTCAATTGGACCACGAAACGATGGCTCGAGCTGCAAGGCCTCTTCGATGACAGCTTCGACGTCAAAGCCGCCAAGCAGATGGCCGATCAAGATCTGGCCGCGACCAATGCCGAGATCGAGCAGCAGCGGCAAGCGACCATTGCAGCCCGTGAACAACGTCGCCAAAGTGAACGCGAAAAGTCGGAACAATTGCATCAAGCAACCCTCGTTGAGATCGGCAAGCAGTTCAACGAAGCTCAAGAAGCGTTGGACAAAGAGTCGGGGGAGAAGATTGCCGAAACGCAGAAGGCGCTGGATGAAGCCAAACGCAAGCTGGATGAAGCCCTGGCGGCGGCCCGCGACAAAGGCGGTCCAAACGCACCGGAATCACCGGGCTCTGGTGGATGGTGGAGTGGCCTGACGGACAATTTGGCGGATATCGGAAACGTGATTGCGAGCAAGATCAGCATCACCGGAACCTTCAACCCGGTCGCCGTCCAAGGCCTGGCCGCCGGCAACGATGCCGCTCAGCGCACAGCCCAGGCGACCGAACAGACTGCCAAATACACCAAACGCCTGGCGGATGCCGCGATGACCGGAGGACTGAGGTTCACCTAAGGCGGACCGCCTTTTTGCGGGCCGCAACCAAAGCGTCTTGTGACTCAAAAACATGCTCGCAAAATGGACAGAAGTCCCGAAGTAAGGAACTAATATGGCCATCACCATTCAAGAAAAGTTCGAGAGTCGGCAGGTCACGATGGGCATCAATCCGTCGGTCGAGCTGCGCTTTCATGTCTATGGCACGAACAACGATGTCGATGCGCGGGTGGCCCTCGAATCCGCCAGCCCGTCGGTCTATGACCTCTACGGCACCGGCCTGGTACTCGTGCCGAGAGAAAGCGTGTCGGTTGAGCCGGTTGGCCCGGACCTCTGGGAGGGTGTGGTCCGGTATAACGTTGTGCCTCAGGAGAACGAGCCGGTTTTCAGCTTCGACACCGGCGGCGGCACCCAGCATATCACCCAGTCGCTACAGACGGTGGCGTCTTATGCGGCTTCCGGCACCCCGCCCAATTTCAAGGGGGCAATCGCCGTCACGGACAACAACGTCGAGGGCGTGGACATCACCGTGCCGGTCTACAATTTCAGTGAGACGCACTTTCTCCCTGGCAGTGTGGTGACGCCCTCATACAAGGCCACGTTGTTCAACCTGACCGGCAAGGTGAACAACGTCTCGTGGAAGGGGTTTGCCCAAGGCGAAGTGCTGTTTCTGGGGGCATCCGGCACCAAGCGGGGTCTTCAGGCCTGGGAGATCAACTATCGTTTCGCCGCCTCGCCGAACAAAACGGGAATCATCATCGGTGATATCACCGGCGTCGATAAGAAAGGGTGGGAGTATCTGTGGATTCGATACGCCGAAACCGAAGACGCGACAGCCAAAGCGTTAGTGCGGCGCCCGGTGGCGGCCTACGTTGAACAGGTGTACGAATACGGGGACTTCAGTCTGTTAGGCATCGGGATATAACCATGGCGGACTTGCGAAAGGTCAAACCCGGCGAGCTGTTGACGATTCCGGCAAGCGCGTACAACGCGTTTGTTGACGCCGCGTTGGATTACCAAGGTCGCATGCTGAATCTTGAAAAGACCGGCATGGCGGCTGGCCAGAACGGTAATCTGATTGTGGTCAAGAACAACAGCGGAGCCGACCGCGATCGATTCCAAATCTTGGGCATTGACTCTGTGGTCATTTCACCAACCGACAATCTGCAGCAGTTCCAAAACCGGCCGGCCATTGTGGGCGTGACGCCAAACGTCAATGATCATCGCGGCAAGTTCATGATTCTGGCCGAGCCGATCAAGAGCGGACAACTTGGGCTTGCATGGATTGCCGGTGTTTGCCCGGTCCAGGTGTACTTTCTGAGTGAGAATCACCGATACGCCGATGTAGGGGGAGGGGGCTCGTCGTGTCTATCATCGGGCGACAGCGGCGTCGCACAGATTCTATGGAGTGCGAGCACAAGCGGGGTCTCTTGGGCGCTGGTGCGATTGGGTGCAGGCGGCGGACAGGGTACGGTCTTTCCGGTTCAGTTGGAGCAGACCGGCGGTTCACAGGGCACGGATTCGACGCCGGCGACGTGGACATACACGGTCAAAGACATCTTCGGCAACACCTTGGCGATCATGGTGAACCCGACAAGCTCGCCGCATGTTTGGAAACGCCCATCGGTGGGGTACATGATCCCCGCGACGGCCGGTATCGCGTTCTACAACAGCATCAATCTTTTGTCGCTGGCATGGATCAACGAGGTGGCCGACCAGGAGGCTTGTCAGCCGGAGTAATAAACCATGCCAACACCTGGGAAGGCGGTTTCGTTTTATACCGGAAAGCGTGGTGTCCTGCCATCAGGCAAGGCAGGCGTGTACAATGTGCTTGGTTCGTGTCCGATATGTTGCCCGCCGCATTGGCTGGGGTGGGTGTTTACTGATATTGGGTTCAAAAAGGGGGGCCAAGACGGAGCGTTTAGGCAGTATTACAACACCAATGAGGTTCCGGCAAGCCCATGGACAGTAAGTGCATCGTCGAGTCTTATTTCGCTTCGGCTTGATTTTGAAACCGACGTGACATGTGGCGGCGATAACCAGTATGCACAAGAGGCGACAGCGATGTTTTTCTTCTATGTGCTGCAACCCAAACAGGTTACCATCAGTTGGGACGGCAAGGCCGAATGTCACGATGAGCAGTTTGATTTCTTGAACTTTCTGTTTGCGGCGTTTGCGCTGAACGCTCATGCACCAGGCGGACAGCAGGGGTGTGTGATGGGGCCGCCGGTGTTCGATCAAACACAGCCAGCGGTGTTCAACATTCCGGCGGGGTATCATGATTTGTGGATGCACTGTTGGACAGGTGATGAGTATTACCATGACGGGGCGTTTTACGCGGTTACGGTTCAATTGGACGATATTCCATAAGCGAGGCCACGATGAGCAAATGTAACGATTGTCCACCACTGGTTGTGCCACGGCGTGGTTACACGCCGAGCCGGCCGAGCTGCATCGAGTGCGTCGAGAAGCATCTTGGCGCAGCCTACGTGCTCATTACCGAGTCGAACGACATACCCGACAAGTGTCAGTTTCGTCGCTTCCGGGCCATCGGCCATATGTACGAGGCCGAGGATGAATCCCAGCAGTGGCCCGAGCTGCATACCGCTATCCGCCAGGCACGCAAGGCCTATCAGACGGTCGGCACGATGCCGAACTGGCAAGGCTTGGCTGCTTTGACTTCCCAAGTTGCTGAAGCGCGACAATCCACCCCGAGCAACAGTTGACAGGAGACATCCATGTTCGATCCATTAGGGGATGTGGATACCGTCTTTCAGCCAAGCTTGGCCAGGGAATTGGTCATTAGGAAGTTTATGCTAGTATATTTATGTATCAAGAGGCTTTGTGGCAACCTAATGTTCTACAAAGCATTCTCGACGCCATTCGTTGCGCGGAGCGCTCCGCGCAACGGCTTGAAAACCGCCGAAAAAAACGTTAACATCGAGATGTTCAACGCGACTGGCGCGTAGAAAAACGCGGTTTGCCGCAGAAAGTCACAGACTCGAAAACAAGAGATCGCTGGTTCAAATCCAGTCGCTCCGAGTTTCGTAACTCACGCCAAACGCTATAGTTGCGTATCTGCCTTTCGGGGTTCAGTGCGGCAAACCAGTGGTTTTAGCGCGGAGCGCTCCGCGCAACGGCTTGAAAACCGCCGAAAAAAACGTTAACATCGAGATGTTCAACGCGACTGGCGCGTAGAAAAACGCGGTTTGCCGCAGAAAGTCACAGACTCCAGAAACGTGAGCGACTGCGACGTTCGCGATGGAGGCAAACATGGACGAGTTCATCACGTTGGGGCAAGCCGCCCAAATAACCCCCGGCGGGCCGGGGGCCGGGGCCATCTGGCGATGGTGTCGGTACGGAGTGCAAGGGCGCAACGGCGTTCGCATTCATCTCAAGCACACGCGATTCGGCGGGCGGATCTACACCACGCGGCGTTGGCTGGATGAGTTCGGTCAGGAGTTGGCAGAAGCCGATGCCGGGCATTTCAATATCACCCGCGATGCGTTTGACACAAGGCAACGTCAGATTGCGAAGGCCGAACGTGAATTGGAGGGGATCGGCCTGTGAAAACCAACGACCGCTTACCACTCGTTCGGATCGGCCAAGGGACAAGCCGCAAGGACATCTATCCCAAGGACATCGCGAAGCCAAAGACGACCATCGATTTTCGTTTTCTGATCCGCGAGCCCGCGGACGTGTACCATGCCAAGAGCAAAGACTATTTGACGGCCCACGCCCTGGCCGACTTTCGCCACTGCCCGCTGTTCTATCGCCAGAAGCAGCTCGGCCTCATTCCCGATCATGACAGCACGTTCTACCTGGTCGGTCGGGCGGCCCATACGCTCATCCTGGAAGGCCGTGAGCGGTACGGCCGCGAGTTCGCCGTCGGTGGCCCGATCAATCCGAAAACCGGCCAGCCGTTCGGCTCGAAGACAAAGGCCTTCGCCGAGTGGGCGGCGCAGCAGAGCAAGACGGTGCTCAGCGACGATCATGCCGCCCTCGTGGAACAGATGGCGGCGGCGGTCAAGGGGCACGACCTTGCCCGTGAGCTGCTGGCCGACGGCACCGCCGAGGGTGTGGTTCGCGGCGAGTACGAGGGCCACGCGTGCCAGGCGCGGATCGACTGGATCAGCGCCGATCCCGACCACGGGATCGTGGACCTCAAGACCGCTGACACACTGGACAACTTCGAGATTTCGGCATCAACCTTCGGGTACATGCACCAGCTCGCGTTCTACCGGGCACTCGTCGCGCGGGTCAGTGGCCGCGTCGTGCCCGTTCACCTGATCACCGTCGAGAAACGAGAACCTTACCGCTGCGGTGTCTGGCAAATCCGTTCCGCCGTGCTCGATGCTGTCCAAGAGCAAAACGAGAACGCCTTACGAGAATTGGAGCAATGTAAGCGGAATGACCACTGGCCGACGCGCTACGAGGCGCTGCGGATGATCGACAGCTTGTGAATTCCAACCCGGGGCCGGGTGGCGTGACCGGCACGGACGCCAGTCCAGACTCCCCGAACCGGCCCCGGGTCGGTGTTCGCGATCAGGAAGAGTAACCAGAAAGGAAAAAGGAGAAATCATGAAACTGGAAACAGGCAAGATCAAGTTGCCCAGGCGTGTGATGCTCTATGGGGTGCATGGGGTGGGCAAATCCACGTGGGGCTCGATGGCCGAGGCTCCGATCTTCATTCAGACCGAGGATGGCCTCGGCGACATCGACTGTGTGCGGTTCCCGCTGGCGATGAAGTATGGCGACGTGCTCAACGCCTTGAGTACGATCTACTCCGAACAGCATGATTTCCGAACGGTCGTGATTGACAGTCTCGACTGGCTGGAGCGGCTAATCTGGGCAGATGTTTGCCGAGCACGCGGCGTCGAATCCATGGATGATATCGGCTACCAGAAGGCCTACACATTTGCCCTGAAGCAATGGCACGAGGTGCTTGAAGGCCTTAACGCCCTGCGAAATGATCGTGGCATGCAGATCATCCTGATCGCTCACGCAAAAATCGAACGCTTCGAGAATCCTGAAACTGAGGCTTACGACCGCTATAGCCCGCGCCTGCACAAGCTGGCTGCGGCACTGATTCAGGAGTGGTGCGACGAGGTCCTATTTGCCACCTACAAGGTCTACGCCCGCAAGGTCGGCAAAAAGTTCGACCAGGACCAATTCAAGGGCGTCGGCACCGGCGAGCGGATCATCCGCACCACCGAGCGTCCGGCGCATCTGGCCAAGAACCGACTGAATCTGCCTGATGAAATTCCAATGGACTATCGCGTCTACGCCGCGTTTGTGCGCGGTGAGAACCCATTGGTTTCGAAACAACCCGTAGAACAAGGAGCATAAACCATGGCAAACCTGAACGGATTCAATGCGAACGAAGTGGACCCGTCGGTCGGATTCGATCCGATTCCGGCGGGCAAGTACCTGGCGGTAATCACCGAAAGCGAGATGAAGCCCACCAAGTCGGGCGCCGGCAACTACCTGGAGCTTACGTTCCAAGTTCTGGAGGGTGAGTTCAAGGGCCGCAACTTGTGGGCGAGACTCAACCTCGACAACCCAAAAGCCGACACGGTCAAGATCGCACGTGCGGAGCTGTCAGCCATTTGCCGGGCCGTGGGCGTGATGGCACCAAAGGACAGCGTCGAGCTGCATAACATCCCGCTGGTCATCACAGTCGGTTTGAAGAAGCGCAAAGACACCGACGAGCTTATCAACGTGATCAAAGGCTACTCGAAGCGTGAATCCGCACCACGGGTGCCTGTGGCCGGCGGCAACGGAAAGGCACCGTGGCAGAGGTAATCGATCATGAAGAGTCTTGGCGTCGTCACAGCATGCATGCACTGCCCGTGGGAAGAGTACCTTGATTCAAACCATCGGGCATTCTGTCGTTGTGGTCAGCATCGCGAAATCCCAACGGCCGTGGCGGTGGAAGGGGTCCCTGACTGGTGTCCGCTGCCGGACGTCATGATCGCGATCCGCAATTGCGACAACTGCGAGAACGATCTCATTTGTCTTCGTTGCGGAGCAAAGCAATTGGAGCCGTCCCATCCGGGGCAAGCGGTAACGAGAAGGCATAGCAGTGAGAATCAAGAATTGCGATGAACGACATTCGCGTGTTCCAGATCAGAGACGATTCGAGTGTTGGCTGGGCCATTCATCGAATCTCCCGCGATGAGTGGCTCGCCAGGAACGCACGGGGCTGTTGGTTCTGGACCACGAATGTCAATCTGCGCCTGATCGAACGCACGCGCGAACAGGCGGATTTCGTGTTGGAGTGTGCGCAAGTACAAGGTATTTCGGAGGTATCATCATGTTACGACTGATGTTTTACCGTGATCGTCGCGGTGAATGGCGATGGCGTCTCAAGGCCCACAACGGGCGAATCGTGGCGGATTGCGCCGAAGGATATCGTCGCCGCGGCGCGGCACGACGGGCTGCCGCGCGCATCGTGGAGGAAATGCAAAAAGGAGTACTGTGGTGTTGATTCTGCCCTGGCCGCCCTCGCTCAATCATTACTACCGCCGCATCGGGGCACGCACCTTGATCAGCCGGGAGGGCCGGGCGTACCGCGAGGACGTCTGCGCCCTCCTGGCCGGAAGCGGACCGCGCAAGCCGCCGGTGGGCGGGCGGATTGCCTTGTGCATGGATGCCTTTCCGCCGGACCGGCGCAAACGCGACCTTGATAACATCTTGAAAAGCATCCTCGATGCACTCGAGCACGCCGGCCTGTACGAGGACGACAGTCAGATCGATCTGCTGGTGATAAGACGATGCGAGTGCATAGAAGGCGGAAGGCTGGTCGTTCGCGTCGATGCGTTTCCCGTCAGCGTCTGTCCTATATGCGGCGCGAGGGCCAACCCGAACTAAGGAGAAAAACACATGAGTGAAAAGTTGTTGGACATGTCGGTCGTGCGAATCGACGGCGACACGCAGCCTCGCACGGCCATCAGCCCTGCCGTCGTGCAGGAATACATGGAGGACATGCAGGCAGGCGCGGAGTTCCCGCCGGTCACGGTCGTCCACGACGGCGCAACGTACTGGCTCGTGGACGGGTTCCACCGGTTCTTCGCCCACCGGCGGCTCAATCGCAAGGAAATCCTGGCCGAGGTCGTGACCGGTGAATGGAAGGATGCCCGCTGGCTGAGCGTGGCAGCCAACAAGACCCACGGCCTGCGGCGGACGAACGAGGACAAGGCGAAGGCCGTTACGCGAGCGCTTCGGTTGCGGCCGGATCTAAGTGATCGCGCAATCGCGGAGCACATAGGCGTGAGCAATGACATGGTTAGCCGCTACCGGCACGCGTTGGAACAACGCAAGTCCTCCGCCGATCAACTGTCACAGAATGACAGTTCGCACCGTCTCGGCCGTGACGGCCGACGTCGTGCGATGCCAAGGCGTACCGGCGGCATCGCTAAGAACGCCTTTACCCCGATTCGCACCAGTAGACCTCCCCTGCCCACGACCGCCGTGAATCTGCCGCACAACCGGAGATGGGTGCCCGAGTGTTGATCGAAGTGTTTGATGCGGACTACCTCCGCGTTCTCGTGGATTCCCTAGTCAAGCATCTGAAAGGAGTCTCGGTATGACTCTGCAAGAACTGTTTTCGAGATCGGATCGTTTCAACTGCGTGGTCGACCTGACTCCGCAGATGGCCGAGGACTGGCTAACCAACTCCATCGGCCACAATCGCAAGCTCATGGACAGCCATGTCGATTACCTGGCCGGCGAAATGAAGGCCGGCCGCTGGCGACTGACCCACCAGGGCATCGCCTTCAGCACCAACGGCATGCTGCTCGACGGGCAGCACCGGCTCTGGGCGGTAGTGATGTCGGGCGTCACAGTGCCCATGCGGGTGTTCGTCAACGAGCCGCATGAGGCCATGGAGGTCCTCGACACCGGCAGACGCCGGAGCAACGACCAGATTTTGACCCTGGCCGGCGGGCTGGGCGAGGTCACTCGCGCCGAGTTGGCGGTCTTGCGAGCGATGATCGGCGGATTTGGCCGGCGGGAGAAACGGTCCCCCGGGGCCGAACGTGATCTGCTCGTCCGGCACCGTGAGGCGATTCGGTTTGCCATGGATCACCTGTTCAGGTCAAACCGATTTCGGGGGGTCACCACTGCGACAACCCGCGGGGTCATTGCCCGAGCCTGGTACTCAGCCGATCGTGATCAACTTCAACACTTCGCAGACGTGCTTCGATCGGGCGTGCCCAAGGGTGAGCACGACCAGCCGGTCGTGCTGCTATTCCAGTTCCTGATCGCCAGCCACGAGGGACGACGGTCGCAGCCATATGAGCGAGAAGTCTATGCCAAGACAGAACGAGCGCTGGCCGCGTTCCTCAAGGGTGAAAGGCTGAACAGGCTCTACGCGATCCCCAAAGAGCTGTTCCCGCTGCCCGAGGAGACCAAGGAAACCAAGCCGTCAGTGAAATGGAACTGAGACCCTACCAGCTCGAGGCCGTCGAGGCCGTCTATGACCACCTGCGCACGCGAGAGGACAACCCCTGCGTGGTCATCCCCACGGCCGGGGGCAAGACCCCGGTGATGGCCACGATCTGCCGCGACGCCGTCGCCAAGTGGGACGGTCGGGTGCTCATTCTGGCCCACGTGAAGGAACTGCTGGAACAAGCCGTGGACAAACTCCACGCGATGGCCCCGGACCTGTGGATGAAGATCGGGGTCTACTCTGCGGGCCTCAAGAGTAGGGATACCGAGCACCCAATCATCGTCGCCGGCATCCAGTCCGTCTACCGCCGAGCAACGGAACTGGATCGGTTCGACCTGGTGATCGTCGACGAATGTCATCTTATTCCGCCCGACGGCGAGGGGATGTACCGCACGTTCCTGGGCGAGGCGAAAGTGGTCAACCCCAGCGTCCGGCTAATCGGCCTGACCGCCACGCCGTATCGGATGACCACGGGCATGATCTGCGGGCCGGACAACCTGCTTAACCATGTCTGCTACGAGATCGGCGTCCGTGAGCTGATCGTTCAGGGCTACCTCTGCCCGCTGAAGAGCAAGGCGGGCAAACGCAAGGTAGACACGTCCGGTCTGCAGATTCGCGGCGGCGAGTTCATCGCCGGCGAGGTCGAGCAACTCATGGACGACGATTCCCTGGTCCGATCCGCCTGCCGCGAGATCATCGACCAGACCACCGACCGGCACTCGGTCCTGATCTTCGCCGCCGGCGTTCAGCACGCCCTGCACGTCCAGCGCGTCCTTGGCGAGATGGGCCATGAGTGCGGGTTCGTCTGCGGCGAGACGCTGCCATTCGAGCGGGCGGAAACGATCAAGGGGTTTAAGGACGGATCGCTCAAGTTTCTGGTCAACGTCAACGTCCTGACCACCGGCTTTGACGCCCCGAACATCGACTGCGTGGCCCTGCTACGGCCGACGAACTCGCCGGGCCTCTATTACCAGATGGTCGGTCGGGGTTTCCGTCTGCATCCAGGCAAGACCGATTGTCTGGTCCTGGACTTCGGCGGCAACATCCTGCGACACGGGCCGGTCGATGCCCTGGAGATCAAGGACCGCAGCTCCGGCGGCGGCGATGCGCCCGCGAAAGAGTGCCCGAGGTGCCAGGCGGTAATCCACGCCGCTTATGCCGTCTGTCCGGACTGCGGATTCGAGTTCCCACCGCGCGAGCGACAGAGACACGACCGGGAGGCCTCGACGGAGGGCATCCTCTCCGGTGCGATCACCGACACAGAATACGAGATCACCGAGACTCTCTACAACGTGCACATTAAGCGTGGTGCCCCCGAGGATTATCCGCGTTCCATGCGCGTCGATTATCGCGTCGGGTTCAACCAGTATGTCTCCGAATGGATCTGCTTCGAGCACACCGGCTACGCCCGTGCCAAGGCCGAGGCCTGGTGGCGCGCACGCAGCCGTGAGCCGGTGCCGGACACGGTGCAGGAGGCGGTCGATCTGGCCGACGCCGGCGCTTTGGTCAAGACGCTGGCGATCACCGTTCGCCATGTGGAGGGGGAGAAGTACGACCGCATCATCCGCTACAGCCTCGGCCCCATCCCGCCGCGGCTGGAGGATCCGGATCCGTTCGATGAAGGCGAATCTGTCGGCTGCGGGATTAGCGACGAGGAAGCTCCGTTTTGAGGACATCAGCAGGGAGGTGATTTCGGTTGAGCAACGTAACCCAAGTAGTGCGACAGTTCCTTGTCCTGCTGTTCAAACCGGGTGACGTGTTCGAGGTCCGGGCACCCGGGTGCCGCCTTCTGTCGGACACCCGATTCGCGTTTACCTGTTCGGGCTACTTCACGTTTGACTCCCTCGACCAGGCCGCCCGCGAGATCGCGGAACTGGATCGATCGGGCATGGCACCGGGCATCTATGTCACCCTGAACCCGGTCGACCCCTCGCTGCTGGCTCGGTCGGCCAATCGGATCAAGCCGAGGGCGAGGGAAACCACGCAGGACAAAGACATCGTTCGCCGTCAGACGCTGCTGATCGACATCGATCCCGTCCGTCCGGCCGGCGTCAGTGCCACAGATATCGAACTCGCCAACGCCCATGAGGCTGCGAGGGCGATCACCGAGTATCTGACAACCCTCGGCTGGCCGGCCCCGACCATCGCCATGTCAGGCAACGGCTACCACCTGCTGTACCGCATCGACCTGCCGGCCGATGACGGCGGCCTGGTGCATCGCGTCCTGACCGTCCTGGCGGATCGCTTCAGTACCGAGGCAGTGACCATCGACCGGGCCGTCCACAATGCCGCCAGGATCACCAAAGTGATCGGGACGGTAGCTCGCAAGGGAGACAACCTGTGCGGCGTACCGGGGCTGGAAGACCGCCCTCATCGACGGTCCGAATTCCTCTCCGTGCCCAAGGACCTGGCGGTCGTTCCGGATGCATACTTGCTGGCCGTGGCTGACGTCGATGGTGGCCCAAAGGACGCGTCAGGGGCCGCCAGTGCGGCACCCGTGGCCGACTGGAACGAACGGTTCGACTGTACGCCGTCCGGCGTGCGGGCCTGGCTCGAAGCCCATGGCGTTCCGGTCAAGGGTGAACGCCGCAATGGTGACAAGACGCTTTTGTTGCTGGAGCGCTGCCCGATCAATCCGGAGATCGTCTCGACCGGCAACTCCGACATCACGGTCCTGGTCGGCGACGACGGGAAGCTTTCGTACTGCAACAAGCACAACCGTGGCCAGGGCTACACCTGGCACGATCTGCGACGGGCGTTGGACCCCGGCTACGAGCCGCCGCCCAAAGAGGGCAACGACGTCGATCTGTCGGGCTTCATGCCGACGACCAGAGTCGCGGTCGATGAGGGCTCCGAGGATCGTGACATTGAACAGTTGCCCGATCCTGGACCGACGCCGGTCGAGTTGCTTCGCATACCCGGATTCATCAGTGAGGTCATGGACCATTGTCTCCAGACGGCACCTTATCCGAGCCAGGTGCTGGCCTTCTGTGGGGCCCTGGCGATGCAGGCGTTCCTGGCCGGGCGCAAGGTTCGGGATTCCGGTGACAACCGCACGAACATCTACCTGCTGGGCCTGGCGCACTCGTCCGCCGGCAAGGACTGGCCGCGCAAGATCAACACGCAAATCGCCAACGAGGTTGGCCTGGCCGGCTGCCTGGGTGAGCGATTCGCCTCCGGCGAGGGCATCCAGGACGCGCTCTTTGTAAGCCCCTCGATGCTGTTCCAGACCGACGAGATCGACGGCATTCTCCAGTCGATCAACAAGGCCAAGGACGCCCGCCACGAGAACATCATGAGCACGCTGCTGACCATGTACTCGTCGGCGAACTCGGTGTTCCCCATGCGCCGCAAGGCAGGCAAGGAATCACCAGGGGTCATCGATCAACCCAACTTGGTCATTCTGGGGACGGCCATCCCGAACCATTACTACCAGGCCCTGTCCGAGCGGATGCTGACCAATGGATTCTTCGCCAGGATGGTCATCCTCGAATGCGGCAAACGCTCGCCGGGCCAGGAGCCCAGAATCGAGCCACTGCCGGCTCGCGTCCTGGAGACGGCTCGATGGTGGGCCGACTTCCAACCAGGCAAAGGCAACCTGGAGCACTGGCATCCCATCCCCAAGATCGTCCCGCATACGGACCAGGCCCGCGATGTCCTGATCGAAACGCGGCTGGAGGCCGAGGCTGAATACGCCAAGGCTGAGGCCGCCGGCGATCCGGTGGGCACGACCGTCTGGGGCCGCGTCAGCGAGCACGCCCGAAAGCTCGCCCTGCTCTATGCCATCAGCGAAAACCACGAGAACCCGGAAATCGGCAAGGCCGCCGCCGAATGGGCCCGACGGTTCATCGTCCATCAGATCAGGCGGATGTTGTTCATGGTGGCGAGTCATGTTGCGGACAACGAATTCGACGCTGACTGCCTGAAGGTCATCAATAAGCTCCGTGCCGCGCCGGACCTGACGCTGAGCCACAGCAAACTCCTCAAGCGGATGAAACGAAAGAGCACGGAAATGGATGAAATCATGAAGACGCTGATTCTGCGTGGGGACGTGGAACCAGTAGTCGACCAGCGTATTGGCCCTGGGCCAAAAGCCGTCAGCTACCGGTTGCGGGTGAAGAGATCCGTCGAAGAGTGAAAAGTTACGGCGAGCTGGGCCGAACAGCTGGCAACTATTCGGTAACTTTTTACCACCCCAGGGTGAAAAGTTAAGAGGCCATAAGTGGTGGAAAATAAAAGAAATATAAAAATTCTCTCTAATTATTCTACTTTTCACCCTACCCCTCTCGCGCTGCCCTATACGCGCGTATACGCGTGTGTATATGAGGGGGGGAGTGAAAAGTAGAAAAGTTTCAGAAAGGACGGTGCATGCATGGACGCACTCTGTTTCAATTGCCGATTCTTCGCTCCCAACGGTGACCGGATGGCAGACGAATTAACGGAGGACGAGTGGGATGAATGCCTCAAAGGCGAATGCCGCCGGAATCCACCGCAGGTTGGACGGTTTCGCGGAGAGTATGAACACCTCCAATACGACTACGGGCAGTGGCCCCTTGTCCTGGCTGTCAACTGGTGCGGTGCGTTCGAGCCGTGCCGCAGGGCACTGCGTAAGAACAAAACGTCCTCGCGTCCAGCCGGTGGCAAGATGACCAATGGCTAGTTGGAGTCGCACCCATGACATCCGCTGCACGGGTCCTCCCCAGACGAATCGTCGCCGAGGTCCGCGGGAACAGCTCCCAACCCCAACAGAGTTTGTTTTGCCGGTCCGACTTGCCGGGCGGCCCCAAAAAACGCCACAGGACGCGTTCCTGGCCACCCTGGGCGACGCGGCGCGGTTGGGTGGTATGTCGTACCCTGTGGACGCCTCGTCGCAACGTGGGGCGTTTCTGGCGGCCTGACGGCCGTTTTTCACGGGTTTTCAGTCGTTGCAAACGTTGCGCTTTTTGACATGGAGGTCATCGATGGAAATCACTCTTCGACCACTGATCGAGATCAAACCCTACGAGCAGAACCCGCGGATCAATGACGCGGCGGTGGACGCCGTCGCCGAATCCATCGGTCAGTTCGGGTTTCGCCAACCGATCGTGGTGGATAGCGAGGGCGTTATCGTCTGCGGCCACACCTGGTGGAAGGCGGCCCAGAAGCTCGGGCTCGACCAGGTTCCGGTCCACGTCGTCAGGGACCTGACGCCTGAGCAGGTCCGGGCGTATCGAGTCGCGGATAATAAGACGGCCGAGCTGGCCGAGTGGAACATGGAGCTGTTGCCGATCGAGTTGGCTGAGCTCCAGGGCGCCGGCATCGATTGGTCGCTGCTCGGGTTCGATGAAGACGACCTGGCTCGGTTGTTGGACCCAGGGATCAAGCAGGGCCTGACCGACCCGGACGAGGTACCTGAGCCGCCGGACGAGGCGGTCACACAGCCTGGCGACCTGTGGATCCTCGGCGATCACCGTCTCATGTGCGGCGACTCGTCGAGGGCCGAGGACGTGGACCGGTTGCTCGACGGCCAGCCGATCCACCTGGTCAACACCGATCCGCCGTACAACGTCCGGGTCGAGCCACGATCCAACAATGCGATCGCCGCCGGGCTCTCTTCGTTCGGCGAGGCGGGCGTAACGCACCACCAGGGCTTTGACCTCGCACGTCGGCCCGACGCGACCAAGCCGACTCATCAAAAGCTGCGGCCCAAGGATCGCCCGCTGGCCAACGACTTCGTATCGGACGAGGAATTCGATCGACTGCTGGATGCCTGGTTCGGGAACATCGCTCGGGTGCTGGAACCGGGGCGGGCCTTCTACATCTGGGGCGGATATGCCAACTGCGGCAACTATCCGCCAGTGCTCAAACGCTGCGGGCTGTACTTCTCGCAGGCGATCATCTGGGTGAAGGAGCATCCGGTCCTGACTCGTAAGGACTTCATGGGCAACCATGAGTGGTGTTTCTACGGCTGGCGGGAAGGCGCGGCCCATGTCTTCCTCGGCCCGAACAACGCCGTGGACGTCTGGTCGGTCAAGAAGGTCAACCCGCAGAGCATGATCCATTTGACGGAGAAGCCCGTCGAGCTGGCGGTGCGGGCCATGCAGTACTCATCGCGGGCTGGCGAGAACGTACTGGATCTGTTCGGCGGCTCGGGCAGCACGCTGATCGCTGCTGAGCAGACGGGCCGGCGCGCGTACTTGATGGAACTCGATCCGCTGTACTGCGATGTCATCGTTGTCAGGTGGGAGAAGTTTACGGGACGCAAGGCGGAGAGGATTTCAGGCCGAAGCAACGCCCCGGTCGAGGCCGAGGCGTCGGAGGAGAAGGCGTCATGTGTAACCGATCAGGCGTAATGCTCGTTGTACTCGAACTGGCCGCGATCGATCTTGCGGAACCGGGAGACGGTGCCCGTCTCGACCGCCTTGCGGATCTCTCGGATCATGGCGGCGTACAGTGTGGCCTCGGGCGTCTTGCCGTTGGGGCTGGACCACAGGCCCTGGGCGACCATCGCGTCGATCAGGTCCTTGGCCCGCATCGGCTTGCCTTCCGCCTTGAGCACCTCGGCGGCGGCGTCCAGGGCGCTGACCCGCTTGGGCTTGTCGGTGGCCGTCTTGCGGATCTTCTTCTCGCGCTTGGCGGGCTCCGGCACCGGCTGGCCGGTGACGATCTCGACGGTGGGCGTCACGTCGGGCTTGGGCGCCTCGGCGGCCTTCTTCTTGCCGCCCTTGGCCTCGGCCCGCAGGCGCTGGGCGCTCTTGACGCGGATGCGTTTGCCCGTGGCGGTGTTCGTCGCGTTCCAGCCGCCGTGGCTGTTGACGCTGTCGATCCGCACCGTGACAACCTTATCGCTCACCTTGGCCGTGTACAGGCCGCCGATCTGAATCTGGTCCTTCTTCATGGCATTGTCTCCTCTGGCCGTGTTCGGGCTGGCCGGGCCCCTGGCGTTCCAATCCCCTACCGCGATCGCACGATCGTGATCTGGAACTCGGTCCCGTCGCGAAGCGTCAGGACCACGCCGTCGTTGGACGTCAGCAGCCCGCAGTCCTGGAAGGACGAGGCCTGGCATTCGTACAGCGTCCCGTCCGGGTCCAACTCGGCCGGCGTCATCTCGTCGTCGTCCTCACAGCCGGCGATCTCGTTGAACAGGCCTTCCAGCAAATCGCTCATGTCTTTCGTGGTCATGGTCGTTTCCTTTCTGCGATCACTCGCTCAGAAACCTCTCGATCTCGCTGCGCTCGATCCCCGAGAGCCCCTCGACCAGGTCGATCAAGCACTCGCGGACGTGGGCCATCGTGCCCGCAAAGCCCCAGTCCTTCGGCTTGGCGGCGGCCTGGTCGTCGTACTTCTTCAGTTCCATCTCCAGGACATCCATCAGCCGAGCGACCTCGTGGCGTCGCGTGGCATACGTCTCGGCGGCAGTCTTGTTGTTGGCGTTCGTCGTCATCGTTCGTCTCCTTTCGTTGTGCATGACTTACCTCATGTTTCGCGAAAGGGAAGGCAATTCCCCGGAGAATCTGCGATTTCTCGAAGATTCGGCTGCACCGTACTCACCGGTACCGACATGCGGTGTGACCGAACTTCATGTCGGCAGGAGGCGGCGTGAATGGGCGAGCCCGCGCGCATGAACCCGACCGCGATCGCCGTGGCGGACGCCGCCCGCCTTTTGTCGGCCGCAGGTGGCCGTTCGGTGACACCGGAACAGATCGAGGCCGACATCGAGGCCGGGATGCCCACGAACGCGGACGGGACGATCAACCTCGTGCGCTATGCCGCATGGCTCGTGAAGGAGATGTCCGCCGGTGGCGATTGACCCGAGGCATCTGAAACCGGCGCAACTGGTCCAACTGCTGAACTCCTGGGGCGAGGTGATCAGCGAACGGCAGCTGCTGCGCCACCGCAGCCGCGCGGGGCTTCGCATCGGCGACGGCCGGACCATCGATCTGATCCGCTACGTCGCCTGGCTCGTCCAGGAGCGCCACGCGCCGCGGCCGGAGCCCGATGGTCCCACCGGCTACGAGGCCCTGAAGGAACGGGCGCGGCAGCGAAACCTCGAGCTGTCGCTTGCCGGCCGCGACATCGGCGAGCTGCCGCCTGTGGCCGATCCCCCGCGAAAGGCCAAGGCCGCGAGGGACTTCCGGTTCTTCTGCGAGCAGTACTTCCCGCAAACGTTTCACCTGCCGTGGTCCCCGGATCACCTGAAGGTCATCGCCAAGATCGAACTGGCGGTTCTTGCCGGCGGCCTTTTCGCGATGGCCATGCCCCGGGGATCGGGCAAGACCAGCCTGTGCGAGACGGCCTGCCTGTGGGCGATGGTCTACGGCCATCGCGAGTTCGTCGCCCTCATCGGCGCCGATGAGGAGCACGCCGCCAACATGCTCGACTCGATCAAGGCCGAGTTGGAGAACAACGAGCGACTGCTCGCCGACTTCCCCGAGGTCGTCTTCCCGATCCACAGGCTCGAAGGCATCCACCAGCGGTCGGCCGGCCAGCTCTACCAGGGCAAGCAGACGCACATCGGCTGGACCGCCCGCGAGATCGTGCTGCCCACGATCCCCGGCAGCGCGGCGTCCGGGGCCATCATCCGCGTGGCAGGGATCACCGGTCGGATTCGCGGCATGAAGCACAAGCGGGCGGACGGATCGAGTGTCCGGCCGTCGCTCGTGCTGATCGACGACCCGCAGACGGATGAATCGGCACGTAGCCCGAGTCAGTGCGCCACGCGCGAACGCATCCTGGCCGGCGCCATCCTCGGCCTGGCCGGTCCCGGTAAGAAGATCGCCGGGCTGATGACGCTGACTGTCGTGCGTCCGGACGACATGGCCGATCGCATCCTCGACCGCGAGAAGCACCCGCAGTGGCAAGGCGAACGGACGAAGATGGTCTACGCCTGGCCGACGAACGAGGCCCTGTGGGCACGGTACACCGAGATCTGGCGCGAGGGGATGCGGGCCGATCGCGGCATGGGCGAGGCGACCGAGTTCTATCGCACGCATCGGGCCCAGATGGATGAAGGCGCCGTCGTTGCTTGGCCCGAGCGGCACCACCCGGATGAAATCTCGGCTATCCAGCATGCGATGGACCTGAAGCTCGACCGGGGCGAGGCGGCGTTCTTCGCCGAGTACCAAAACGAGCCGCTGCCCGAGGACCTGCCCGACGACGACCTGCTGACCGCCGACCAGATCGCCGCCAAGGTCAACGGCTACAAGCGAGGCGAGGTCCCGTTGGGCTGCACGCACCTCACGATGTTTATCGACGTGCAGGCCAAGGCATTGTTCTGGCTCGTGGCCGCGTGGGAGGACAGCTTCTCGGGTTATGTCATCGACTACGGCACGGAGCCCGACCAGCGGGCCGGCTACTTCACGCTCCGCGACATCCAGCGGACGCTGGGCAGCGTCTCACCTCGGGTCGGACTGGAGGGGGCGATCTACGCCGGCCTCGAACGGCTGACGGAAGCGACCTTGGGCCGCGAGTGGCGCCGGGACGACGGCGCGATGGTCCGGGTCGACCGCTGCCTGATCGATGCCAACTGGGGCAACTCGTCCGATGTGGTCTACCAGTTCTGCCGGCAAAGCAGGTACGCGAGCGTGCTGCTGCCCAGCCACGGCAGGTACGTCGGGGCGTCGAGCATCCCCTTCAGCGAGTACAAGCGCAAACGCGGCGATCGCGTCGGCCTGAACTGGCGCATCCCGGTGGTGACCGGCAAGCGGGCCGTGCGGCACGTCGTGTACGACACGAACTGGTGGAAGTCGTTCATCCACGCCCGGCTGGCCGTGCCGATGGGCGATCCGGGCGCGCTGTCGCTGTTCGGCAGGAAGCCCGAGGCACACCGCTTGCTGGCCGAGCACCTGACGGCTGAGTACCGCGTGAAGACGGAGGGCCGAGGCCGGACGGTGGACGAGTGGAAGCTGCGTGTCGATGGCCTGGATAACCACTGGCTGGACTGCCTGGTCGGCTGTGCGGTTGCGGCGTCCATCCAGGGCGCCATCTTGTTCGGCACGGACACGCGGCCGGTGCCGCGAGAGCGTATCCGGCTGTCTGAGCTGCAGAGGACCAGACGATGACATCGGTAACAGATGAGAAACAAGAGAAAGAATTGCAAGGATTGCAATGTCCGAGATGCGGTTGCGGACACTTGCCGGTGGTTTATACCCGTCAGCGGCATGGATTCATTCTCCGGGTACGCCGGTGTCGACACTGCGGCCGTCGCATTTCTACACGTGAAACCGCTGGGAAGAGTACAGATCTGTAACAATTTGCATGATCCCACGATTTTTTTGCTTCGAGACCCCTTTCTCGTGTCGGTACATAGTGGATGAGTGGTGTTCTGCCGCCGGTCCTGGATGATCGAAAGCTGGCGCTTGAACTGCGCCTGGTGATGGTGCGTGACCGGGAGGATGCCCTGCAAGAGGCTTGGTTGGCCTATCTGGAGGGCCGCAGTCCGATTCGGGCGGTGAACACCTACGCCAGGCGAGAGAATCGCTGGCGGCAACGAATGTGGCGGCACAACTGATGTCCGACGCAACGATCGAAAACGCCATCAAAGAAAACGCCGCCGGGCCGAAACGCGCTCAGGGTGATTCCGGCAGTGTCGAGCAGCACAGCCTGGCCGACCAGATTGAGGCGGATCGGTACCTGGCATCGAAGGAGGCTGTGAAGAATCCCACGAAGGGCGTGCGGTTCACGAAGTTGGTCCCCCCTGGAAGTGCATGATGTTCGATTGGCTGCGACGCAAGATGAGCAAGCGGGAATCGATACAGCAGGATGCGATCATCCGCGCTGCCAGGTTTATCCGCGCTCGCTACGATGCCGCCGTTACCAACGAGGAGAATCGCCGCCACTGGGCCAACGCTGACCATCTCTCGGCTGACGCGGCGGCCAGCGCCGAGGTGCGGCGCATTCTTCGCAGCCGGGCTCGCTACGAAGTCGCCAACAACAGCTACGCCAAGGGGATTGTGCTCACGCTGGCCAACGACGTCATCGGCACCGGCCCGCGGCTTCAGTTGCTGACCAATGACACCGAGATCAATCAGCAGATCGAGCGAGAATTCAGCCGCTGGGCGAAGACGATTCGACTGGCAGAAAAACTTCGGACTATGCGGATGGCGAGGGCGACGGACGGTGAGGCCTTCGCCATCCTGGCCAGCAACTCCCGCCTGGCTTCCGTCGTAAAGCTCGATCTGCGATTGATCGAGGCCGATCAGGTTACCACGCCGGACCTGTCCCTCATGGACAATCACGCGGTCGACGGGATCGTCTTCGACTCCTTCGGCAATCCGATCGAATATCATGTGCTGAAAACGCATCCTGGCAGCGATCATGCAGGTTTGGGCATCGATTATGACCGCGTGCCCGCCGAGGCGGTCATTCACTATTTCCGGCTTGATCGTCCCGGCCAAAGTCGAGGCATCCCCGATATCACGCCCGCGCTGCCGTTGTTCGCACAACTGCGGCGTTACACACTGGCGGTGCTCGGCGCGGCTGAGACTGCTGCCGACTTCGCCGGCATCCTCTACACTGATGCCCCACCCAACGGGGAGGCCGAGAATGTCGAGCCGATGGATGCCATCGAGCTGGAGGCTCGCTCGTTGCTGACCATGCCCGGCGGCTGGAAGATGTCTCAGGTCCAGGCTGAGCAGCCCAGCACCACCTACGGTGAGTTCAAGCGAGAGATCCTCAACGAGATCACTCGCTGCCTGAACATGCCCTACAATGTCGCGGCGGCCAATTCCTCGGGCTACAACTACGCCTCGGGACGCCTCGACCACCAGACTTACTTCAAGAGCATCCGCGTCGAACAGGAGCACCTCGGTGCGACTGTTCTGGACCGCATCCTGGTCGCCTGGCTCAATGAAGCCGTGCTCGTCGAGGGCCTGCTACCGCAGGCCGTGAGATTTCGGGACATCAACCTGCCGCATCAGTGGTTCTGGGATGGTCATGAGCATGTCGATCCGGCGAAAGAAGCAAATGCCCAAGCGATCCGGTTGGCATCTAACACGACCACGCTGGCGGCCGAATATGCCAAGCAGGGGCGTGATTGGGAGGTCGAGCTTCGCCAGCGGGCTAAGGAACTGGCGTTGATGCAGGAACTGGGATTGATGCAGGAAGAGGCGGTGCTGATGCCGGTGGACGAGGAGGATGACGATGCCGATGCCTGAACCGAATCAAGGCGAGACTCGCGAGCAGTTCATCGACCGCTGCATGACGGATCCGACGATGGTTGATGAGTTTCCTGATGCCTCGCAACGTCGGGCGGTGTGCGAGCAGCAAGCCCGCGCGCAGGCCGGGGCGACTATGCAGTTCTTGAGCGAGCCAGGCGGACTGTCCATCGAGGCCGCGGCCGATGTTGCCGTCGGCCAAAACGACAAGCCCAAGCTCCCGCGCTTCTCGATGGTCGCGTACACCGGCGGGGCCATGCGCATCGCCGGCTGGCGCTATCCGGTTGTCGTGGACCTGGCCGGCCTGACCATCCCTTCGCAGTCCCGACCAATCCGCTTCGGTCACGACGCCACGGCCGGCGTTGGACACACGGATCGGATCGCCGTGGTCGACGGCCGACTGGTGGCTGAAGGCGGCATTTCACGCGATACGAGCGCAGCGAAGGAGATTGTGGTGTCGGCTCGCAACGGTTTCCCGTGGCAGGCATCCATTGGGGCAACGGTCGATCAGTTCGAGTTTGTGCGGTCCGGTCAAACCGTCCTGGTAAACGGTCGCGAGTTTACCGGTCCGCTGAATGTGGTGCGGAAAGCGACATTGGGGGAGATTTCGTTTGTGGATCTGGGCGCCGATGGAAGCACGGTTGTGAGCGTTGCGGCGTCGGCAAAGGAGTTGAACATGAAAGACGAAGTGAAACAAGAGGCGGTGGAAGAAGTTCGTTCGGATGATCCCGTGGCCAAGATTCGCGCGGAGGCGGCCGCCGAGACGCAGCGGATCGGCGAGATCCGGCGGATCTGCGCCGGTCGGCACGCCGACATCGAGGCCAAGGCTATCGCCGAAGGCTGGGATGTCACGAAGACTGAGCTGGAGGTCTTGCGGGCCGAACGACCCGCGGTGACCGGCATCCGGCGCGATGACCCAAGCGTCAACGCTCGTGCAATCGAAGCCGCACTGTGCTTGTCGGCAGGCCTTCCCGAGCAGAAGGTCGGTGGATGGTTTGATGAGCGGACGATGAACGCAGCCCTGTCTCGCGACTTGCGCGGCGCGGGTCTGCACACGCTGGTTTATGAGGTCATTCACGCCGCCGGCGATTACGTGCGCCCGGGCCGAGTGGATAACGAAACCATCAAAGCCGCGTTTGCTGCCGATCAGCGGCTCATTCAGGCGTCCGGCGGGTTCTCGACTATCTCGCTGACCGGCATCCTGTCCAACGTGGCCAACAAGACCATGCTGGCGGCGTATCAGGCGGTTGAGAGTACCGTCGGGTTCTTCTGCGCCGAGACGGACGTCAACGACTTTAAGGAAGTGACTCGTTATCGCATGACCGGTAACGGCATTTTTGAGAAGGTCGGCCCGGATGGCGAACTGAAGCATGCGCAACTGACCGAGGAAGCCTACCAGAATCGTGTCGAGACTTACGGTCGGATGATTGCTCTGACGCGTCAGATGATCATCAATGACGATCTCGGTGCGTTTCTCCAGATTCCGCGGATCATCGGTCGCATGTCGGCATTGAAGCGGGAAGAGGCAGTTTATGAGCTGCTCCTCTCGAACCCGAGCAACTTCTTCAGCACCACGAACAAGAACTATCTGTCGGGAGCGGACACCGCCCTGTCGATCGGGGCGCTGACGCTGGCCGAGCAGATGTTCCTGGATCAGACGGATGTTGATGGCCGGCCGATCCTGATCAGTCCGGCCGTGTTGCTGGTGCCTACTTCATTGAAGGTCACGGCTCAGCAGTTGATGACCGAAACTCGGGTGAACGAGACCACTTCGACGGGCAAGCCAAGCCCGGCGGACAACCCACACGCGGGCAAGTGGAAGCCGGTGGCCAGCCCGTACCTGAATGCTCTGAACCTTACCGGTGGCAGCTCGAAAGCCTGGTATCTGTTTGCTAACCCGGCGGATGTGGCGGCCATCGAGATCGCGTATCTGCGAGGCAAGCGGACACCCACCATCGAAAGCGGTGAAACCGACTTCAATACATTGGGCGTGCAGTGGCGCGGGTACTTCGACTTCGGCGTGGCCATGCAGGACTTCCGGGCGGCGGTCAAGGTGAAGGGTGAGGCGTAATTCAGGCCCAGGGGGCCAGGAGTAAACAAACATGGTGTATGCAGTGTACAGACAGGCCGGTGACGTAATCGACTATACACCGGGCAGTAACGTTTCAGCCGGCGATGTGGTCGTATTAGGTGACACGGTGGCAATCGCCAAAACAGATATTGCGGCCGGCAAAGTGGGGTCATTGGCGACCGAGGGGGTGTTCGAGGTTGTTAAGGGCACCGGCGAAGGAACAGACATCAGTGTTGGTGCGGCGGTGTTCTGGGACAGCACGAATAAGATCGCAACCACGTCCACCAGCGGCACGAAGTACATCGGGCGGTGCGTCAAGGCGGCGACTATATCCAACACCACCGTCTGGGTGAAGCTGTTGTGGATCTGATGAGTGAGTGCGGGGAACAATGTCGGACCTGCTCGAAAAAGGCTCGGCTTGGCTGGAAGACCAGCGTCACACGCACTTGACGCGAACGGTGGTTTACCAGCGTGGCAGCCAGTCGGTCGAACTGGCTGCGACGATTGGTCGAACCGTTTTCGAGCAGGCCGACGAGTATGGTGTGGTCCACCAAACTGAATCACGGGACTTCCTCGTGCGGGCGATGGACCTCGTGTTGGCCGGCGATCACATACTGCCGAGAGTAGGCGATCAAATTCGTGAATCTGTTGGCGATCAGACCTTCATCTACGAAGTGATGATGTTTGGTCAGGAACCGCAGTTTCGGTATAGCGACCCTTACCGCAAGACGCTGCGGATTCATACCAAGCACGTGAAGACGGAGAGTCCATGAGCATTCGCAACGGATGGACGAGTGGGTTAGGTGCGATTGTCACGGCCACCATCGCGGTGCTGGCCTTTACCGTTCAGTGGGGTGTGGTGACGGCCAAACTCGATCAGGTCGAGAAGCGGCTGGATGAATTGATCGTCGAGGTTCGAACCTTACGCTCGGAGTACCAGTCCATCGAGCGTCGGGTGTCGTACCTCGAGGGTCGGCAGAACGGAAAGACACCATGAGCACGATCACCGACATTGCCGACGCGGTTGTGACCGGTCTGAACGCCGGCACGTTTAGCCAGGAGTTCACCGCCCAGAGGTCTTATCGACCGGTCATGGACCTGCCGCAATTGCAGGCGTTGCATGTCACGGTCGTGCCGCGGGATGTGACCATCGCCTCAGCCGGTCGGGACCGTAATCAGCACGATTGCCGGATCGACATCGCGGTCCAGAAGAAAGTCGACCAGGAGCAACCGGCCGAGATTGATTCATTGATGGATCTTGTGGAGGAGATCATCGAGTGTTTCCAAGGACATAGACTGGATGACTATCCCGATGCGGCGTTGGTTCGGATTGAAAATGCGCCCATCTATTCCGTCGAGCACATGGATCAGCATCAGGTGTTTACCAGCGTTGTGACTCTGACCTATCGGATGTGGAGGCAGTTATGATGCAGTCTTTTCCACCAGCGGCACGAACGTTTAAGGACTTTCTGCTGACCGGAGCACAGACCGGCACGGCGATTTGGACGCCGGCCAACGGATTTTACATTGTCTTGACCGAGTTGGGCATTACCCTTTCAGAACCTGCGATTGTCACGATTTTCAGGGGGAACACCAACGAGGCGGGTAAGCGGATTCTGTACGGGCGATTTCCCGTGGGCATTGATCGTGTTTTCGTTGAGCCGGTTGTTCTTGGTAAAGACGAAGTCTTGCGGATCACCACTAACACGGGAACCTGCTATGGCTGCTGCAGTGGTTACGAGCTGATCGCGAGGTAGATGATGCCGCTTTTGGGAAAAGCGATCGGCGGACTGATTCAAAAGGAAATGGTGCGTGTTATTTCGGTTGTCGCTGAGGGCAGCACGGCCACATGGACCTTTACGCATGTGATCGCCTATTACATGGGCAATCCGACAGGCTTTGATGCGGGGAGCGATACACAATGGTTTACTCCACAAAATGCTTCAAAGAACAACAACCGACTGATCGTTCAATACAACAGTTCGCCGCTGACACGATGGAAGATCGAAACGCTGCCACCGGGCGTGATTTTTGTCGGGGGCGCGGAGTTGCAGGTACCGCAAAGTGGAACAATCAGTGGGTCAGAACCATAAAGGAGAGATGACATGGCAGTCAAGTTAGGCATGGAAGCGAAGTTGCAGTACAAGGTCGGCGGCCAGGGTGGCACCGGAGACTGGACCGCCATGGATAATGTGCGGGATGTGACCTTGTCTCTGGAAGCCGGGGAGGCGGACGTCACCACTCGGGCTAATAACGGCTGGCGTGCGACGGCCGCCACGCTCAAGGAAGCCAGCGTCGAGTTTGAGATGGTCTGGGACACCGCTGACGCCGGCTTCACGGCCATTAAGAACGCCTATTTGAACAACGACATCATCGGGCTGCAGATCCTCGATGGTGCTTCAGGACAGGGCCTGCAGGCCGACTTCATGATCACCGCCTTCAGCCGCAGCGAGCCCCTGGAGGAGGCGATCACCGTGTCGGTCACTGCCAAGGTGACCTATTCGGCCACGGCGCCCACCTGGATCGGGGGCACGTGATGAAGACCTTCGCCGACAACGCCGGGCGGACTTGGACGGTGACTGTCAACGTGGACGCGATCAAACGAGTGCGCGGCCTGGTGGGGGTCAATCTGCTGGAAGTGCTTGAGGGCAAACTCATCGACCAGCTCATTCGTGACCCGGTACTGTTGTGCGATGTGGTGTATGCCGTTTGCAAGCCGGAGGCGGACGCCCGCAACGTGAGCGATGAAGACTTCGGGCGGGCGATGGCCGGTGATGCCATCGAGCACGCGACCCTGGCGTTGTTGGAGGAGATCGTAAATTTTTCATGGAGCCCGAGGGATCGGGCCATCCTCAAGCGGGTGCTCGATGCGACGTGGACGGCGATGGATCGAGTCCGCGACCTGGCCGAGGCGAGACTCAACAGCGGAGAGCTGGATCGGATGGTGAAGCAAGCGCTGGCGACTGCGAGCGACTCATCTGGCGCTGCGCAGGCATCTGCGGGGTCGACCCCGGGCCCTTCACCCTCCGCGAACTGATCGCCATGGCCGAGGCCCGGATGCAGGATGCCTGGCAGCGGACCAGCGCATTGATGGCCTTGCTGGCTAACTGCCATCGCGATCCGAAGAAGACGCGTGCGTTTCGGCCCGGCGACTTCGACCCGTTTGCCAAGACGATTACGCCGATACGTGTCGGCGTGCAAGTGCTGAAGGACGTGTTCATAGATGGACGAATTCCAAAACAAGGAGGTTGATCCCATGAGACGCGGATTCTGTTTGTTGTCGTTGATCGAGACGGTCATCTGGGTCTTGGCCGTGCTATTCGGCGTTATTTCGGCCGGCGGCTGTGCCCCGAATACCGAGCCGATCGAACGGGCCAAGAACGACATCTTGGAGAAGATCATCACGCCGGCCGTTGAGAAGGGAATCGCCGAGCTGGGCCAGCGTACCGGCCAGTTGCAGGGCCAGGGCTCGCTGATCAATCCGGGCTATCGCAGCCGTGGCTATGGCGTCGTGGGCACGGGCTTCGTGTGGGACGGCACCATCGAGACGATCGGCGTCTCGGCCAACGTCGCGGCGGCTACCCAGGGCGATCAGGGGCCGGATCTGAAGGGGGCAACGCAGCAACCGGCTGCCAACGAGGATCAATGAAACGGTTTGGTTGGTGTCTCCTTTTCCCGACAGTGTGCAGCCTGCTGATCACAGGCTGCACATTGCATGTGCATCTGTGGGGCAAGTACTACCTGAAGGATTCGGCCAAGGATGAGCCAGGATTTGTGTTGGAGGCGAAACCCAATGCTGACGTGGCTGGACGGCAAGAAGACGCTCATCGGCAGTCTGCTTCTCAGCCTGCTGGGGGCGGTCTGGAGTTTGGACGTTTTGATTGACGGTACGGCCAACTGGCTGACCGAGCAGCAGTACGTGGCCATCGGGACCACCATCGCCGGCCTGACCGGTGCGGCCATGCGCCTGGCGGTCGGCAAGGTCGAGAAGAACGACAAGACGGAATGATCGACCTACGGATCAAGGACCTGTTCTTTGATCGGCAAAAGGTGGAGCGAGCGGCGGACAAGGCCAAACGCGAGGTGCTTTCAAAGGCCGGGGCATTTATTCGGCAGACGGCTCGCACAAGCATCCGCAAGCGCAAGGGCGTCTCACCGCCGGGCAATCCGCCGTACTCGCACACCGGCCTGCTGCGACGGTTCATCCTGTTCGGCTACGACCGCAGCACCGATTCGGTGGTGGTCGGGCCGGCGAGGATCAGCAAGCCGGGCGATGCCCCACACGCCCTTGAGTTTGGTGGCACGACCGAAATGGAACAGCGTCGTCGCGGCAGGCGTGTTCGCGTGAAAGCTCGTATCCGAAAACGCCCATACATGGGCCCGGCGATGGAGAAGGAACTGCCGAAGTTCCCGACCTTATGGCGGAACAGCATCAGATCAGGGTGAGCCATGGCGAATATACAAGGTATTCGAGCCGGACGCGCGTTCGTCGAGCTGGGCGTGCGCGACAAACTCACGGCCGGGTTGCGGAAGGCACAGCAACGATTGCAGGCGTTTGGTGCGGGACTGCGGTCTATCGGCACCCACATGGCAACCATGGGAGCGGGTGTATTGGCTTCGCTCGGTATGGCGGTCAAGCATTTCGTCAGTGCCGGCGACAGCCTGCACAAGATGTCGGCCCGCACGGGTGTAA